GGTCCCGAACGCGAAGTAATGGCCCCCGACCCGACACCGCTGTCCACGTTCGTCGATCTTTGGATCGTGCGAAACGGACACGACTGGGTGCCGGTAACCGAGGATATGTTGATAGACAAAGACAGCGTGCTGGGCGAGATGACCCGCGTGCTGTCCAAGGCTGACTTGTTGGACTACCACTACATGTCCGACAGGATGGCGTTCGTGGCAAAAATAAAAGAAGGAGTATGAAGATGAAAGCAATCTTTGGGAATCTGTTCGGCGACAACGTTGCGCGCCCGTTAGGCAGCACTGCGACGGAGATCCGGATGCAGATGGAAGAGGCAAAGCAGCGTGAAGTCAACCTGCGCGGAATCGGGTGGACTGATACGAGAAGCATTTACAACTCCGCGCTCGGTCTGCAGACCGCCGCGTCGCCCAAGTACACGCTGACCCCGGCGATTGAGATGCAGGAGTGGCAGAAAGCACAGCTTGAGATGCAGGCGGCCAAGGCGGCGGAAGAAAAGAAGCGGGCCCGGGACGCGCTAGACCTTCCGCACAACGCGTGCAGCATATCGGTAGCCATTGATCTGTGGGTTGTCCAGTTCGGTGATGGGTGGGTGTACATCGGAGACATCCCTGATACCGCTGCCGCCGGCGAGATCAACTGGCATCAACTAGGCAACCGCTTGGCGGCAATAGGCCGGTTGGAAGCGCGCATCAACCACTGGAGGATCGTGACATGAGTACGAACGCCATTCGACAAGCCGATGGCTCGGTCATCAACGTGCGCGATCTGACACCGGGCGGGTACTATATTGTTGACGGAGATGGACTCCCCACACGGGTCGGAAGCCCCCCCGGGTCGTACCGAATCGCTTCACAGCCTCACCAACGCCTGTACCCCGCACCCGACCTCAACACAATGCCCGAGATGTCCATGACGCTGGAGATGGCGCACGGTATGTGGGCTGCGAAGTGGGGGTGGGACTGGATCCCCGCAACGTCCTTGCAGGATGCGGGCGGACTCAACTGGTACCGCTTGGCAAACCGACTACATCGCGCAATGCTGGCGGAGAACTATCCGGACATGGATGTATACAAACTGGTACCGAAGACATGGAAATAATCGAAAACAAAGCCGTCCGGTTCCGGACGCGCACCCCCGGCAAGTACGCCGTCATCCCCAAGCACATCGTCACGCCGGTCCCAGGCGGCCACGAGGTCACGGTCTACTGGGGCCTCGACGAGATGCGCGTGCTCAAGAACCTGGGTGTCAAGGACGTGCCGTCCCCCATCAAGCGCAGCTACGAGTGGCCAGGTCGGTACAAGCCGATGGACCACCAGAAGACAACCGCAGGCTTCACCACGCTGCATCGACGCGGTTTCATCTTCAACGACCCGGGCACCGCCAAGACGATCAGCGTGCTGTGGGCGATGGACTACCTGATGAAGATCGGGCAAGTCCGCCGCTGCCTGGTGATCTGCCCCATGTCGATCATGCAGTCGGCGTGGATGGGGGACATCAACAACTCCGTGATTCACCGCAGTGCAATCGTGGCGCACCACGACAAGGCCGCGCGGCGCATCGAGATGATCCAGGGCGACTACGAGATCGTCATCATCAACTACGACGGTGTGCACCTGGTGGCTGACGAGATCAACGCCAATGGCAAGTTCGACATGATCATCGTGGACGAGGCCAACTGCTACGGGCTGCCCACCACGCGCCGGTGGAAAGCGCTGGCCAAGATCATTCGCCCGGACACGTTTCTGTGGATGATGACCGGCACCCCCGCCGCGCAGTCACCGCTCAACGCGTTCGGCATGGCCAAGCTGGTGAACCCGACTGCGGTGCCCAACTACATCACCGCATGGCGCGACAAGGTGATGCTGAAAATCTCCACGTTCAAGTGGATCCCCAAGCCCGATGCCAAGGACACGGTGTTCAAGGTGCTGCAGCCGGCAATACGTTTCACCAAGGCGCAATGCCTGGACCTGCCGCCCGTACTCAAGACCACGCGCGAGGTCGACATGACCCCCCAGCAGTGGAAATACTACAGGCTGATCAAGGACAACATGCTGGCGCACGCAGCCGGCGAGGTCATCAGCGCGGTGAACAAGGCAGCAATAGTCAACAAGCTCCTGCAGATCAGCTGCGGCGCCGTGTACACGGAGGACAAGGAGGTGGTGGAGTTCGACGCCACCCCGCGCATGAACCTGTTGCTGGAGATCCTGCAGGAGACCGAGCGCAAGGTCATCATCTTCGCGCTGTTCCGCTCCAGCATCGACATCATCGTGCAGTTCCTGGAGAAGAACGGACACACGGTCGGCGTCATCCACGGAGATGTATCTGCCACGCGGCGGGGGGATATTATCAACCGCTTTCAGCACACGCCCGACCCGCGCGTTCTGGTGATGCAGCCCCAGGCGACGGCTCACGGGATCACGTTGACGGCCGCCGACACAGTGGTATTCTTCGGACCTCTCATGTCGGTCGAGCAGTATTTGCAATGCATTGCCAGAGCTGATCGAAAAGGGCAAAATAGTGATAAAGTAACCGTCGTGCACATCCAAAGCAGTCCGATCGAAAAGAAGATGTTTTTGGCTATGGACGGACGTGCGACCGATCATTCTCTTTTGACCCAAATGTTTGATGCCGAAATGGAGGTACCGTGATCCCTTTCTCCGCACAGGAACTGCACGCGTTTCTTCGCTACGACCGAAAAACCGGGGCGTTGTACTGGCGCGTGCAGCCTGCGCGATGTGTGGCCAAGGGATCGCCTGCAGGCCACCTGCACCCGAGCGGATACGTTATGGTGCAGATACAGGGCAAGATTCACGGAGCACACCGACTCGTGTGGAAGATGCACTACGGAGAAGATCCCGACACAATCGACCACAAAGACGGTGTGCGACACAACAACAAGATTGCCAACCTACGCAGCGTCACGCGCACCAAGAATCTGCAGTTGCACCGCAAAACAAGGCGGGATAGCTCGACTGGCTTACTCGGTGTCAGCTACCGCAGAGACTGCGGTAAGTACCAGGCGCGGCTGCAGGTTGACGGTGTTTCTCGGAGTCTTGGTACATACGCGACACCCGAAGCGGCGCACGCTGCGTATGTCGCAGCAAAAATGGAGGTCTGAAAATATTTTTGTACAGTTCTTGACAACGCCGGAATCCGGTGTACGATACCCCACATAACACAAGGAGTGAACGATGAGCGAAGTAGCAACCGATAACGCGCTGACTTTGGACCGCCTGGCAAAGGTGTACCTCAAGATGCGCAGCCGCCTGGGTGACATCACCAAGGCATACGAGTCCGAAGCCGAAGACCTCAAGGCGAAGCAGCACGAGGTGGCGCTGGCGATGAAGGACATCATGCAGGCGACGGGCCAGAAGTCGGCGAAAACCGACCACGGCACGATCATCCTGTCGACCAAGACACGGTACGTGGCGCAGGACTGGGACGCGATGAAGCGTTTCATCATCGACCACGACGCCGTCGATCTGCTGGAGAAGCGCATTGCGCAGAAAGCGATGAGCGAGTTTCTGACCGACAACCCGGGCGTCGTCCCCCCGGGCCTCAACACCATGACCGAGGTGGACGTCTCGGTACGCAAGTCAACCTGATCCCAAGGAGTTATCCACATGAATGCAGTTACCGTTTTCAACCCCGGCGCCGTGCGCCCGGCCTACGCCAAGCAAGGCGAGCTGTCTGCTGTCGCCAAGGCGCTGGCCGGCGGCGGCGCTTCTGGCAAACGTCTATCCATCAAGGGTTGCGTGTTCCGCCTGATGGTGGACGGCAAGGAGGTCACCTCGATCGAGGACCGCTACCTGGACGTGGTCATCGTCAACGCCGCGCCCAAGGTGCACCGCACGTTCTACGCCGGCACCTACGTCGAAGGCAACACCTCTCCGCCAACCTGCTGGTCGGCCGACGGCAACGCGCCGGACCCGACGGTGAAGAACAAGCAAGCCGCGACCTGCGCCGCCTGCCCCCAGAACGTGGCCGGCTCCGGCCAGGGTGACTCCCGCGCCTGCCGTTTCGGGCAGCAGGTCGCCATCGTGCTGGCCAATGACATCGAGGGTGATGTCATGCAGCTGTCCCTCCCCGCCGCGTCGATCTTCGGCAAGGCCGAAGGCGAGAACCGTCCGCTGCAGGACTATGTCCGGTACATGTTGGCACAGGGCATCGACGTGACGCAGCTCGTCACCCGCCTGAAGTTCGACACGGCTGTTGCCACGCCCAAGCTGTTCTTCAGGCCCATGCGCTGGCTGGAGCAGGACGAGTTCGAAATCTGCCAGAAGCAAGGCACCTCGCCCGACGCGATCAAGGCCGTCACCATGACCGTGTCCCAGATGGACGGCGTGCAGCCCGCACCGGCTGCCGCAGCTCCCGCTGCCTTCACTGCACCGGCCGCGACCAAGCCCGCACCGGCGCCCGCGCCCGTGGTTGACGAAGAACCGCCCGCACCACCCCCGAAGGCGCGCAAGCCCCGCGCAGCCGCTGCACCGGCACCCCTGCCGCCCGAGCCGGAACCGGAACCGACCGTGCGCCAGGCCGCTCCTGCAGCCACCGCGCGTGTGCCGGCCACCAGCACGCTGATGGACACGCTCAACGCCTGGGACGACGAGTAAACCCTATGCCGTACTTCCAAAAAACGAAGGACGGCGTACGGGCGCGCAGAGCCGCCAACGCACCCCTCGGGGTGCGGCTGGCCAAGCTGGCTGTCAAGTCCGACTTCTCGGTCATTGAGATCGCGAAGAAGACTGGCGCATCCCGTACCACCGTCTACAGCTGGTTCTCTGGCAAGGGCGTCACCAACGCG